TGCATAGATGCCATAAAAGCCAGCATGACCAAGGAAGCGTTTCTTGGCTACCTCAAGGGCAATATTCAAAAGTATGTCTGGCGATACGAAAAGAAAATTAACCCAGTCGAAGATTTGAAAAAGGCTCGTTGGTATATGGAACGGATGGTTAGTGAGATGGAGACTGGAAGTAATGGCTAGAGATAACTTTCCGATAGAAAACGCAATTACAATTATTAAATCAGTAAGGCATTTAGAGTCATTTGACACCAAAACAGCGTTTGCAGTGACAGGTTTAACGATCAACCAATGTCGAGAAACAATCATGCATCTCAAAAAGATAGGAGCAATAAGAAAGTCTGATAAAAGTGCGTGGAAGTTTGTCGTTTGTGATAACGCGATACAGCTAATCAAATCATATGCTGACGATAGAGAAGAGGTAAAAGCAGTTAGACAAAAGGCGAGAGAGTTTAAATCTCGACCTATGAAATTTGTCGATAAAGCCAATGTTGCAGGCATGGGTAATCCGATGTTGATGAAAATAGACTCGTTACTCAAAGAGGTTCGCAATGAACTGCATGTCATGCAATAGACGGCTAACAGATGAAGAAATTTACGTGTGTAGCAAGTGTGCTGATGAATACGCTCATTTGGAAGTGATGGATAAAATCAAAGGAGAGGGAGATGCAGAAGCTAAGGCGACGGCGCTGTAAAATATGCCGAGAATGGTTTCACCCTAAATACAGTAATGTTTGGTGGTGTTGTCCAGAACACGGAGCAGAACTGGCAATAAGGCGAATAAACAAGGAAAAGGAAAAAGTATTAGCGAAACGTAAAAAGGAGCAAAGAGCAAAGGAAGTTAAAGCAAAAGATAAACTCAAAGCCCGCAAGTTAGCAGTAAAACCCCTCTCATATTTCACCAAACAAGCACAAACCGCATTCAACGCATTTATCAGAGAAAGAGATAAGGATGAGCCTTGCATCTCATGTGGGCGTTTTCACGAAGGTCAGTATCACGCAGGGCACTATCGAACCACAGGAGCAAATCCTGAGCTTAGGTTTGATGAAGATAACTGCCATAAGCAATGCGCCCCATGCAATAACCATCTATCGGGAAATATCGAAAATTACACGCCTAGACTAATAGAGAAAATTGGTCAAGAGCGTTTCGATCGTCTGATGGGTTCTCATGAATTGCCAAAGTGGAAGCGCGAGGATTATGAGCGGATACGTGATCACTACCGAGCCAAGCTAAAGGAGCTGAAAGATGTTCACTGACTTAATCTCAGCTATTGAAGAAGCAAGATATTTAAAATCAAAGTTTAAGTTTGATTATTCAGTTGTGCAGAAAAGTAGTGGCTTGATGAAAGTAGAAACTAATCATCGAGCAGAATTATACCCGCAGATAGGTGTCATGTTTAGCACTAAAAACGACGCAAAGCACACAGTATTACCGGAGGCGAGATGAACCTAGAAAGCGCTGTTAAATATCACTTCGCTAAAACCACATCAATATCAGATGAGCCTAGCTCAACATCGCCAGATAGATTAACCGGCACTGATGTCATGGGTGCTTTTGGATATTGTCAAAGTAAAGAGTCATTCGGCTTTTCTGCGTTCTCGGGAAAGATGGAGATAAGCCAGAATGACAAAGTGAAAGCGATACAACTTTTAACTCGGCATGCATTGAATCATTGCGATAAGGTTCCAGCCTTACGCAAGCTCGATATGAATGTTAAGCGAAAGGTAATGCAAATACTCGCAAAATTCGCTTATGCAGATTATTGCAGATCGGCATCAAGTGTTGCTGAGTGCGTAAAGTGCAATGGATCAGGTTTTAAGGTAAGGGCGATTAAGGTTAAAAAAGTCTTTGGTAAAGAAGTTCGCATTATTAATGACACCGAGTCATGCGCTTGTGATAAGTGTAACGGTAAAGGTTATGTTTCTTGTGCGTGCAATGACTGTAAAGGGCGTGGCATGGCAATAGACAAGGAAACGCTAAGGTTAACTGGTGAGGCTGTCAGTATGCCTTGTAAACGTTGCTCTGGACGTGGATATGAGCGAATACCTGCATCAAAGGCTTTTCAAGCGGTATCTCACTTAGGGGTTACGATTGATCAATGGAAACGTTCGGTTAGCAAATTTTATGAATTATTGGCGGTTGAGTGTGAAAAAGGAGAAAGTAACGCAGATTACATACTAAAAAAGGTAACAAATTAAAAACGAATACTTCTAACGAATGAATTGACTTTTGCACTTTTCTGTGTAAATATCGTTCTAACGATGGGTTATTGCCATTTCGTTAACGTTAAAAGAATTCAAGACCTCGCTTCGGCGGGGTTTTTTGTTATCTGGAGTTTATATGTATGACGAATTCGATGGATTCTAAATATCCAACTAGGGCTGATTTAGCAAAAGCCAACCCTTACACTGAGCGCGATAAATTGTCAGAAGAAGAGCGTGAAGAAAGAAGTCGGAAGTTTAATGATTCTCTATTTTTCGGTAATGGGTATTTCAAACTTTAATTCCCCCTAATTCGAGGGAATAAGTTATTGATGTTGTTCCGTTATGGGAATTCACATATCGCTATTTCACATGTTCGGTTATTCCGAACAGCTCATTCAGAAGATCGCTTAGGCGGTCTTTTTTATTATCTAAAATAAGGAACGAAATTATGTACGCACTTAAATTAATTGCTGAACGAGATGGCCGTAAAGTAGAGGAAGTCCACTGCTTGGGCGAAATGTACCGCTTGGAGTTTTATCCTGAATCAGAAAATAAAGATATCGTGGCACGGGTTGAACACACAAAGAAAGATGCTATCCCTTCATTTGATATTAAGCGTACAGATCATGCTTACATTACGACAGTAACAGGTGATACTGTTCGGGTTATTTCCAGAGGCAGAAAAGCTTGCCAATAAGGTCACTTAGGTGGCCTTTTTGTTTCTACCATTTTGTTGATATCACCGAAATGGTTTCGTATATGCCGATCACAGAATCAATCACAACACCTCACATTCATACAAGAGCTGTGAGTCGGCGTTCTATTAACTAATTCCTCCAAATAGGGGGTGAGTATGAATCATATGAAAGAAACCCCTGAGTTTTGGGATCAAGTATTCCAAGTTATCGCCTCTCATAAGGAGCAAGGAATTAGCGCGTCACTAGCAACTGGTATGGCAATTCTGCGTGGTAAGTACAACGGCGGTGGCTGGAAGAAAACGTTATTTGATGGTGCTATGTGTGCGTTGTTTGCATGGTTTGTAAAAGACCTCTTGACGCTACTTGGCCTTAATCATGAATTGGCATATCTGGCTAGTGTATTCATTGGGTATGTCGGTGTAGATGGATTAAGTAAACTCATTAAGGGTAAGGCAGGGCTGAAAAATGACTAGACCAGCACGCGGTGAGCGCAATAACAATCCGGGTAACATTCGACACGGTTCAAAATGGCAAGGATTATCCGCACAGCAAACAGATCCTAACTTCTGCCAATTCGTATCACCTGAATATGGCATTCGGGCGATTTATAAGTTACTGCAAACATACCAAAAGAAATATGAGCTTAACACTGTCGAGTCGATTATCGACCGGTATGCGCCACCGAATGAAAACAACACAGTTGGCTACATCAATCGAGCAGCTAAAGATATAGGTGTTAGCATAAATGAACCTATTAACGTTTCATCTAAACCGGTTGCTATTGCATTGGCTACGGCGATTGTAGGCGTTGAGCTGGGTTATCAGCCATACAGTCAGAAAGTCTTTGAAGATGCTTGGTTGTTGTTATGAGTATTGGTAAATGGGTTCTTTTAATTGGCTCTGTAATTTGTGTTTTTTCACTTCAATACTTAGTTGTAAAAGTTGGCGAGTTGAGTAAAGAAAACCAATCGCTCACCGAGCAACTATCTCAACAAGTAAAAATCAACAAAGACTATCAAGCCCGTATCACTCGATTAAATCAACTCGATATTCGTCACTCACAGGAGTTAGCCAGTGCAAAGAATGAAATCGACACTCTTCGTGATGCTGTTAGCTCTGGTAATAAGCGGGTGTATGTCAAAGCCGAGTGTCCAGCAGTCACAAAGAATTCCACCGAAAGCGGAATC